AGGCCATCAGCCGAGGAGAAGGCGCGGGCGCGGGCGGTGAAGCTGCTGTACGGCGTGGACATCGACGACGAGATGTTCGCGTGGTATCGGTGGTGCGCGGCGGAGAAGGTGACGGACGAGTTGAGCGTGATGGAGGAGTTCCCATGGACGGAGGAAGAGGCGTTCGTGGCGACGGGATCGCAATTCTTCCGGGGCATGGACATCAGTGCTGCGTACAAGCGGGTGATGTCGGACAGGAAGCCGGAGATGTTCACGCTTCGGTTCGGGATGAACTTCTGGGACACGGAGTTGTCGCTGGGGACGGAGAAGAGCGCGACGCTGCGCGTGTGGGAGCGAGCGGTCGAGGGCGGCATCTACGCGATGGGTGTGGACCCTGCGTACGGTTCGTCTGAGAACGCAGACCGTCACTGCGTGAGTGTGTGGCGCTGCTACGCCGACCGCTGCGAGCAAGTCGCTGAGTGGGCGACCTCCGAGGGGACGACGGCGAACGTGGCGTGGGCGATGGTGTACATCGCAGGCGTGTACTGGCCCTGCACCGTGAACCTAGAGATAACCGGACCCGGCGCTGCGGTCAAGAACGAGATCGACAACCTGCGGCGTCAGTCGACGTTGCAATCCGGCGCACCGGGAGGGCGCGAGCTATACAACATCCTAAGCCACATGAGGACGTACCTCTACAAGCGGCTGGACTCCATCTACGGCGCTCCAACGGCCCTGCACACCATGACGACGATGCAGACCAAGGAGCGATACATGAACCAGATGCGGGATTATTTCGAGCGAGACATGTTCGTGATACACAGCAAGGATCTGGTGGACGAGATGAAGTCATTCGTGCGCGATGACGGCGGCTCGCTCGACAGCAGCGGACGCGCCAAGAACGACCGGGTGATCGCAGCAGCACTTGCAGGCATGGCGTGGAACGACCAGATCAGGACTGGCCTCATCAGCCGCAACGTCACCTACGCACGCGCTCACTCAACCGGCAAGCAAGGACCGATGGATGCCGTCGAGGCGAGCGTGCAAAAGCTACTCATCAACGCAGGGGTCATACGTGTCAACAAAGATGTTCCGGGTGTCAAGGGCGGTGTGCCTGCTCGTCGCGGTTAGCGGCTGCTCCGACTGGAGCCGTGAGACGCGGGGCACAGAAACGGCTTATCAGGTGCTGAGTGCTGTCGATACGGCACAGTCCATGCAAGGCGCTCGTCACCCTGAGTGCTACTCGGAGTCAGACCCCATGACCGCGATGGTGGTCGGAAACAAGCCGCGTCCAGGAGCGGTACTCGCCTACGGCGTCGCTCGAGCGGGGATGCACGCATTCGTCACCGGCTGGATGGAAGCGCAAGATGCCCCCCTGTGGGCGCGCAGGACATGGCAGGCAGTGTCGATAGGTATTGAGACCCGAGATGTCGGTAACAACTGGGCCATTGGCCTTCGGATTAACTCAGCGAGACCCCCCAGCTATGCGCCCTGCCTACGGCACTGACCACCCGGTCGAGCTAAAAAGAGCGAACACGATGTCGTTCGCGGAGCTTCGGTACTGGATACGCGAGCTGCGGACCAACCCGGTGTACGGGATCTGCACCATCCGGGGGGGTAAATCGGCTCTGGACCGTGAAATGGGGGCCGCGCCGAGCGCTTTGAGCGCAAAATTGGTCGGCGGATGGATATTTCCGAGCGAACAGGGGCGGTTCACGCGGGTCATCATGCTCATCCGGGAGGGCAGATTGGTGCTGAAAAGCGACCCAATTTATGCAAATCGTGCATATTTCGTGGTCCAAGACCCCCCAAAACCGCCAATTCCGCCTCAAAAGACGCCTCGGATGGCCTTCAAACTGGGAGTTGGCATCGTACGGATACCCGAACCTGACTACCAGCAGGCCGTCCCCTCCTTGCGGGGGCTGTTTGATCGCGCTAAGGTGCGGTCCTGATGGCTGTCCTACACGACTACCGCTGCAAATCTCACGGTCTCTACGAGGCTTACGCGCCGAAATGCCCGTACGGATGCAGCGCACGCTTCCAAAGCCTTGAGTTCAATCAGGCGCCGTCCTACCACAACGGTCGCACCGCCAACACCGACCGCAATCTGCGCGGGCTGGCCGAGCAAGCGGGCCTGACGGATATGAAAAATGATCCCAAGTCAGGCGAGTCCGTGATGGCAGGCGTCAGGCGCGGCAACTTCGCGGCCCAGTGGGGCGGCGTGCCAGAGGGCAAGGTATCAGCCGCCGACTACGGCGTGCAGGGAGATGCGCAGATCACACCGGGCATGTTCGGCAAAGGCATCCCGACTCAGGTCCGCCGCGACCCACGCGGCATGAGTGACCTTACGTGAGAATCCCCGCTGACAAGTTCCAGCGGGCAATGCTCTACCAGGAGGTGATCCGTAGGTGTCGCGAGTCGCGCGAGGAACGGCGCGACAAGTACGCCGTATGGCGGCAGTACTACCTGTTCGGGTCTGGCCTCACGGGAAACCGTGAAGGCATCATCAACAAAATCTACCCGCACATCGACCAGATCACCGCGTTCATGTACTCGCAAGAGACGACGCGGTTCAACGTGAATCTTGGCGCCAGTGTCTCGGACCTCGAGATACCGAAGCTGCCGATAATGAATCGAGCCGTCAACGACCAGTGGAACAACTCAAACGCCGACATCGTATTTGGCCAAGCCCTACTTTGGTCGTTCGTGTACGGCTCGACTTTTGTGAAAACTATTTGGCGTGGAGACATGCCAGAGAGTTACGTGATCGAACCGCACAACTTCAGCGTACTCCGCGAGGACGTTACGCAGTTGTCGCGTCAGGAAGCGTACGAGCATTCGTATTGGATCACGCGCTCGCAGCTTGAGAACGAGCTTGCGTCGCATCCATCCTCGTCAGAGATTCTGAAGGACATCACCGAGCAGCCCAAGCGCAGCGAGTCAACGACTCCGGGCATGGACCGCATCATGACTGCGGCGTACACGCCCAACATGGTCGGCTCGGTCAACACCGACCTGTCAACGATCACTAACCTGTACATCCCGAAAGTCGCAGAGCCGATGATCGAGATGACTGAGTTGTACATCTACGATGACGAGTTGAAGGACATGCGCGTGGTGACGCTCGCTGATCCGTTCGTCGTGATCTTTGACCGGCCCATCGAGCGGATGTTCCTGAAGGAAGAGACGCCGATCACGCAGGTATGCCCGAACCCGGCGTACGACTATTTCTTCGGTCACAGCGAAGTGGAGCGACTGGTCCCGCTGCAGGACAAGCGCAACATGCGCCAGACCGAAGTCGATCACATGCTCAACATGCAGGCGAACCCGGCGAAGAACTTCTCGGGCTTCCCCGGCATGACGGATGAACTGGCGCTCGCGATGGACTCGCCGGGTGGGTACGTACAATCCGAGACGCCGGGTGCGAAAGTGGACAGCATCGCGCCCGACATCCCCAACGACATGTTCCAGGCGATCCGCGAAATCGACATGATGTTCGAGGAAACCTCGGGCATCACCAACGTCATGTCTGGCAAGGGCGAGAGCGGCGTGCGCTCCACGGGACATGCGTCACAGTTGGCGCGTCTCGGGTCGAGCAGAATCAAGAAGCGCGCGCTCATCATCGAGGACTCGCTTGAGAAGGTCGCGACGCTGTATCTAAAGCTCATGCGCAAGTACGACAAGCGCATGTACCGCGAAGAGGGCCACTCTCCCGCAGAGCAGCAGGTATTCATCGCAGACCAACTGGTTGACGACTTCGTGGTGAAGGTGGATGCTCACTCCAACAGCCCCATCTTCATGGAAGATCAGCGCGAGTTGGTATTCGAGTTGTTCAAGATCAAGGCGATCACACGCGAGACGCTGCTTGAACTGCTGGACATTCCGATGAAGGAACTGCTAAAACAGCGGTTGAAGAAAGAAATCGAACCGTCTGAGGCTGCTGCCCAAAAGCACGCAGACGAGATGGAACGACTGAAGCACCCCCCCAAAGTCCCACACTAGGAGGACAGCACCATGGCTCGCAAGCGTCGCGGTCGTAAGAGCAAGCGCTAAGTAGCGCCTGCTACCGGGAATAGGGGGTCGGCTGAACGTGCAGGAGAGCATCATGGCTCGCAAGCGCAAGGGTCGGAAGGGCAAGCGGTAAGCCACGGTCGGTGATTGAAGCGGCCTAGCGGCCTGCTCCGGTCAACCCCGTAAACACCGGCCGTCTGCGTCAGGCAGGCGGCTTTACGAACTCAGGACTCACCATGTCAATGCCGCCGGAAATGATGAAAGCCGCGCTCGCCAAGGGGATGCCCCCGGCGAATGCGCCGCCGTCCGCGCCGCCAGGAGTGGCTGGCCCCGGTGCCGCGCCGATGATGAGTCCGCAGAAGCCGGAGGGTCAGATGGCTGGCGCTCGGGTTCAAGTGCTGATGGCTCAGAAGCTGCTCGAACAATCCCTGACGGCCTTCGGGTCAGGCGAACCAGAGGGGCAGGCGATCCTCAAAGCGATCGGCGCCCTCGTTAAGAAGTTCGGCAAGCACGAAGAGAAGAGCGAAGAGTTGATGCCGTCCGAAGCCAAGCAGATTCTGAAAGGGATCGCCGGCCCCGGACAGCCCCCCGGCCCGCCTCCCGGTGCCGGTGGCCCCCCTCCCGGTGGACCGCCCGGTGGCGGCGCACCCCCCATGCCCCAAGGTTAGGAGATCCAAATGTCTGGCACGAAACTGTTCAATCCGTCCGAGTCGCTGTCGATTCGCCCGCCGACGAGCAATGCTCGCTACCACGGCAACATCTGCAACCCGCCGCGCTTTGCGGAACTCGGTGGCCTGTCGTCCGCTGCCAAGGGCGACCAGCACAGCAGCGAGATGAACATCCAGCTTCCGGGTTCGACGCAGCGGAAGGTTCCGCAGTCGTCGTTCGCGAAGAACTACCGCTAAGTCTCAAGCACAGATAAGGGGTCTGTACCATGAGCGATCTTGAAAACATGTCGGACGAAGAGCGAAATCGGCTCGCGTCCACCATGAACTCACTTCTCCGAGACCCAGCGTTCCGCAAGGAAACGCTGTCGTTGGTGAAGAAGAAGAACCCGAATGCGTCGATCCCTGAGATCGACCAGGAAGATGCGCTTCAGAAACTTCGCGAAGAGCAGCGCGAAGAGATGAAGGCCCTCACCGCCAAAATGGAGAAGGACTCCATCGAGCGCCAGTGGGGCGACCTTCGCCGCTCATGGAAGGAACGGGGCCTCGACCCCGATCTCGTCCAAAAGACGATGACCGAGAAGCAGATAGCGGACCCTGAGACCGCCATCAAGTATCTCGACATGGAGTCGCGCAGTGCACCGCCGACGCCAAGTTCGATTGCAGGCGCAGGCAGGATGAAACTGCCCGACCAGTTCAACGCGATCATGAAAGACCCGAAGAGCGCGAACGAAATTGCGCATCAGGTCATTGATGAGTTGCGCAATACCGCTAGGCGGTAGGATGACGATCCCATCTGACCGACGCTGGATGATGCGTCGCAGGTGGAGAGAGTGAATTTAGGGGTCCGGCGAGTTTTTTTCTTAACTAGGAGTAATCACCATGCCGGTCCTCGGCCAAGGAATTGTCCCATCGGGCAGCATAGCCGCCGAGTTGACAGCGGTCACTCGTCGCGCGTTCATCCCGAAGATGATCGTCCAGATTTACAACACATCCCCGCTTCTGGCGTCGATGTTGGCGAATGCGCAGACCGCTTCAGGCGGTGTGTCGCAGGTATCTGTCCCGGTGCAGGGGCAGAGCTACGTCAACAGCCAGTGGACGGACTACTCGGGTTCGTTCAGCCAGCCGCAGTCGCAGCAGGGAACGTCTCTCGGTGAGTTCAACCTGAAGGCGCTCATCACTCCGATCCCGTTCCTCGGGATGGAAGGCGCGGTTCAGTTGAACCATGCGATTGTCCCGCTGATCGAGGCGCGCATGAACGACGCCACGAACAACGCGGCGGACGCGATGGCGCAGGCGCTGTACAACAACTTCAGCACCACGAACAACCAGTTCGTCGGTCTGCCGGGAGCCATTGACGACGGTACGAACCTCGTCACGTACGGCAACATCAACCGTACGGCGAATCCGTGGTGGCAGGCGAAGCGCTACGCGGCAGGCTCAGTCGCCCCGACCCGTAAGCTGGTGATGCAGTACATCACGGGCGTCAACAAGAACGGTGCTGAGATGCCGTCGTTCGGCGTCTGCGGCTTCGGCACTTGGGCGAACCTTGCGAACGACTACATCGGCCAGGAGTCGTACCAGATCCAGCCGGGTATGGGCTTCGACTCTGACGCAGACCGTCCGCGCTCGGCCTTCCGCGCACTCGACGTTGCGGGCGTGCCGATCTACGGCGACCCGTACTGCCCAGAGGGGACGATGTATTTCGTCAACTCGAACTACTTCAACCTGTATGTTCACGAACAGGCATCGTTCGCGTTCTCTGGCTTTGAGTCAACGCTGTCGAACTACCAGCTTGGGTACATCGGCGTCGTCCTCACGCTCGCGGAACTGGTCGTGGTCAAGCCGCGTTCATGCGGTGTGGTCACTGGCTTCACTGCGCTCACCATCTAAGGAGTATTTGCAATGACTGACGCAAAGATGGGCGTAGTTGGCCTTAACTACCAGACCGAGTTGTCGATCGCTCAGTTCGTCATCCCGGCTGGTGCTGGCGCGACGTACTCCGCGACGAACAACATCGCGACCTTCACGACGAACGCGGCTCACGGCCTCACGTTCAATCCGGCTGCTGGTGTTCCGCCGAACTACTTCGTGACATTCGGTGGTTCGACCTCGGCGCCGACCGGCACGGGTATCCTCGTTGGCAACATCTTCAGGATCTTGTCGATCCCGACGACGACCACATTCACGTTCTACTGCACGCTCAGTGCGCTGACCGTGACATCCGCGACCGTGATCCCGGTGTTCCTTGCTCCGTTCACGGCGCAGCCGAACTCGGCGTTCCTCGGGTACGTGACACAGACCGCTTCCCTGACGCAGTACCCACCGGCAGCCGTATACGGTGCCGATGTGAACATGCTTCTCGGCGCGAACTGTGTCTGCACCTACAACCCGGACAACACGGCGGTCATTCTGGACGGCCAGACGACTCCGGGTCTGCCGGGTGGCACGACGCCAACGGTCGCTCCTGTGTACCGCAACCTAGTTCCGGCGTCCTCGTCGAGTCAGGTGTGGATGTTCGGCCCGGATACGATCATCCAGGCGAGCGGTACGACTGCGACGAGCCGCGTGTCCGTGATTGCGTAGTATCTCGATTTCTCAGCGACGATAAGGGGTCTGTATGTACGATCGAAGCGATCATGTCCGTGTCACCAATGGCACGGACAAGGCCATCAAGGGCCGTTGGGATGGGAAGGACTACTTGTGGAAGCCGGGGGCGCATCTTGATGTGCCTCTGATTGTGGCTCAGAGGGTGTTCGGCTTCGGTGGTACGGACAGCGAGAAGTTAAACGCGTTCCACAATCTTGGGTGGGCGCGCACGACGAACGACTTGGAGACGGCCGAGGAGCGGATGCGCAGCATCACGTTTGCCGACTGTCCTGAGCTGGTCGAAGTGGGAAGTATCGGCAACGTGAGACCCCTCGTTAATGCCGGTGGGGAGTCTGGGGGGCGGCACTCGTTGCCTCCCCCCGATGAACCCTCCAGTGACGAAGGTGACACGCTCTAAGACGACGTAAGGAGATGAAGTGGGCGCACTGACGACTTACATCACTCAGGTCAGGCGCCTGCTTCACGATCCGAACGCTCAGTATTGGTCGGATGCCGAGTTGACCGACTACATCAACGAGGCGCGCAACCGGGTCTGCTCAGACACAGCGTGTCTTAGGACACTGGTTACGGGCATGACCGTGACTGCGGGGACAGAGTCCTACGCCATCACTTCGATCCCCGTGGCATCCGGCTACACGCCGGTCGATGTCATGCAGATCGACCTCTACTACGGGACCGAGCGCATTACGCTCTCCTATGAGCCGTGGACGCGGTTCGACGTTCTGTACCGTACATGGCAGAGCTACCAGCAGCGGCCTGTGGCGTTCACTCGCATGGGTGCGTTGCTGTTCTTCGTGGGGCCAACGCCAGACCAGACGTACAGCATCGACATCATTGCCGCGCTCATCCCGCCGCCGCTAGTCACTGATGGCACGGTGGAACCCATCCCGTACCCGTTCATCGACCTCGTCAAGTATTGGGCGTCGAAGCTCGCCAAGTACAAGGAACAGTCATTTGGCGAGGCCAAGGTGTTCGAGGACTTGTACAAGAAAGAGATCAACATGGTTCAGGTGTCCTTCATGCGAAGGGTCATCCCGAACCCGTACGCAGGCAGGCGATGAGCCGTGGCAGAAGTACAAAAGCAAATCCAGGGAGAGGCTCAACTCCTTAACAAGACGTTCAGGGAGTTCAAGGGCGTCGTCACGAATGCGTCGCGCGACTCCATCCCTGAAGATGCGTTCTTCGATCTTGAGAACCTGATCCCGATTGGTCCGGCCAACTGCCACTCGATCCCAGACAAGTCCGCCTCATTGGTTGACTATGCCGCCGACACGATCTACT